GCCGGGGATGACCTAAGTTAAAGCACATATTGGCCACTACCCGTTGCCGATTGCTATCTAAACTACGCCACCACGGTTCTTTTAAATCCAATTCGTTAAGCACAATTTTTATGTCTTGTTGTAAACACTCTTCAATTCGTTCTTTGGTTACAGGCGTGCCTACTTCTTTTCCGTGTTCTTCGTCATTTTTAGTTACTAAATGACCCACTCCAAAGGTAAGATGGCCCAAAGGATCTGCGTATATTTCCTGTTTATAGCCTTCGTCTAACATTAATTCCTTCATCAATTCTGCTATATTCATTTCAGATTGATGCTTGTGGCTCCGTTCGTGCTTACGGTTAAATTGCCTGCATAACCAGTTGCTTCTAAGCCAACTTCCGTTCTGGTTGATAAATCTTGCCATTTACTTCCCGTATATACCTGTAAAACACTTTTGTTGGTATTCCATATTACATCCCCTGCATTAAATTTATTTTGACTTAATTCTGTATCGTTGTATTCAGGCGTTGCCGTGGGGTCAAAGCGTCCTAAATTAATCTCCAGGATACGCACCATGCGGTTGTATATCCCTGGTTCAACTTCGCTAACGGCAATAGGCAATCGCGTTTCTAATAGCTTCCCCATTACCTGCGTCCATCGGGCTTAACATCCATACGCGTATCACCCAAACGCCAACCCACGCCCAAACGCGTATCTTGTGTATTATCATCATCGGATTCCACCCTGAAAGTCAGTTGTCGTGCGCGCACGCGCGTATCCAATCTCTGCGTCGTAGAGGTAACATTCTGCGTTGTGTCCGTGGTCAAGCTGTCCCCCGGAAAATCCCTTGATTTCAGTACAAAGTTAATGGTTTGATCGGATCCACCGTCCCCGGTGAATTTCACATCGGGAATGATTTTACGAATAAAGGTGTAGTAATCCCCATCGGGCTGCATGTCAAAGTCACTGGATTGAATATACACATTATCCATGGGAGAACCGTCGGCGTCGTTTCCTGTTTCATGGTCATATAAATAGCCTACATTAGCCGTGGTGTACGTTGCCACAGGATCATCAAAAATACCTTCATCCATCCAAGCACTACGGCTTAATTGACCAATCGTCCAACTGTTTTCAGCGTAGTTAAAAACCACATAACGATCAATTGTTGTTACCCCTGAAGAGCAATAAAACCATCCCACTTCGTTAAATTGTTTATTTACAAACCCAAAGGTTTGAAAGTATTGTTCTTGATTAAAATCACTGAATACATAGTAATGTACCGCACAAGGAACCAATTGCACGCTTCCGCCGTACTTATAAAACCCTTTTCTGTCCATCCAATACACACCATCGGGAGTATTAACCGCAGCTTTGGGTCCAATAAGGCCTATTCCTTGATTAATTAAATTAACGCCAAAGGTAAAAGGAGGACCGATAAATTGCATGGAATACATGGAAACATCCGTCCAAATTAAGATTTCTTCCCTGGAAGATAACCCTCCAATAATTTCAGAACCAGAGGAGAGTCTTAAAGACCCTGCCGTATTGGTTGCTATTGGCTCCCAATCAGTTATGTTTTCCTGATCGCTCCAACAAATAAACATAGGGTCTGATGATGAGGTTCTTTGGTTACTGGCATTAATTGGGTCGGCTCCAAGACACACCACGTGTCTATCGATGTCACTAACCAATACTTGTAGGGCAATCGTCGGAGCTAAAATAGCTCCCGATAAATCAGAAACAGCAACTGCTCTAGTGGTAGCTCCTCCACTTTGATCCCAATAATAAACGCCTCCACCTCTAGGATTCATTACCAAGTCTTCACCAAAATTATCGTGACTCCAATTACGCAATTGGCTAGACGCACTAATCGCACTCACACTACCCCAAGTGCCTGCACTCCAAGTACCTGCACCCCAACCAGAACCTTCTACAAATACGTCTAATCCGACATTGATCTGGTATGCACCGACAACGGAACTACCGCCGTCGCCACTGTCACTGCTGTTAGCCGTTACTTCATCGCCATCGGTGTCTTTGGCTTCTATCGTGTAAACATTGGTACTGGTTACAGTAGCAATTTGATATTCCTGGTTTAATACAGCAGCGGTAATAAGACCGCCTAAAGTAGCTGCACCGCTAAAGGTCACAAAGTCATTAGCTACGGCTCCGTGAGAAGCATCGGTAACGGTAATGGTGGCATCCCCATCGCTTGCCGAAAAAGTAACGTCCCCTGCGGATGTGGTAACACGCAAAGGGGTTATATCATTAAAAACATTACCCTGTAGAACGTAATACTTCCACGTAGTGCCTAAGCCTAAATACTTAGTTAATTCTAAATTAACCCAAGCGTGTAACGCTCGACAAGTCGATAAAAAAGTATTAAGCGTGTTTTTAGCCCAACCGCCAATTTTTTCCGGACGCCCCTTACGGAAACGTACTAGATTCGCGTCGTACCAACCACCTTCGTTACTGTAGTCAGTTCCTTCACGATCTATTCCGGGTTTGAATATATACTTGGCGTAGGGCATCGCTCATTATTTCTTTTTAAGATTTAAGGCCAAAAAGTCTATGACTTTCTGTACTTTCCCTGCAAAAGTATCGTCTTTTGTATTGATAGTGTAAGGAGCAATTGCAGAAATGACCGAAGCCACTGCAATTATCCATACGATTATTGTTATTATTGTCCAAATCATTTTAAAACACCTGTCCTGATAAAATTGTTGCCATACCTACTACGAGGGAGAACAACGTGGTTAATATTAATACTTCCAGTCTTTTAATGCGATATATAGTTTCCCGCCATCTTTCAGCACAGATCGCTTCATGTTTGTCGAGATCTGCGGCTACTTGCACGGTGGTTTTCCTAGTTATCGTCTTTGCCATTGGCCTTTGGCTCCTCTTCTTCCACCACAACTTCCAATGAACTCTGATACAAAGTTAAAGCCGTTACTCTAATATCCAGTTGATACTGTAAGGAAGCCATCTGTTCCTGAATCCCTTCAAGTTCTTTTTGTAAGTTTTCTACATAGGCTAGTTTAGTGGTTATTAAAGGGTCTACCTCTACTTCCGTAGTCTCTACTGTTAGTTCTTCTGTCATTGTTGTTCCTGTACATCCCAGCAATTCAAATTCGCTGCGACTGTTCTTCTCTCACCCTCTCCGAAGAAAGGATATACCATATGCTGTAAGCCTGATGGGAATAGATACTGTACCCCTATTTCTGGCTTAATCACGCAACTTTGTGGCGGAAACAGCCTGTCTGTATCTATTAAACTATTTCTGCCGTAACTAAAAGCTAAACAGCCGTCACTGTGTCCTGAATCGTTGTATAAGCTGTACTCAGGCGTTCCCGATGTCGGCTGGTCTAATACCTGTTGCGGTACTTTAGTCCAAGTGGTCGTGGAAATACCCATAATGGTCTTAGTGCCGTGATCGTGTATAGGATTGTAGTCTCCCTCAAAACTATGCACCGACCAGAGTTCGTCTAAGGCAATTTGTTTATTAGTCTTAAACTTAACCCCTGTGGACTGGCTAAAATGATTAATGTATGTCGCTCCCAAATCACACAGATACGCCACATAAGGCTGAATACGCTCATCGTCAGTCGGAGGAATATTAAGCTGTTCGCCTTGGTGGATTTGTCCCACTAGGGTTTTCGCCAGCGATTCCCTGTCCTCATCTTCCCGTAATTCATCCAGATAGTCGTTTAAGCCGTCTACCATTTTTTCAGGTATCTCCGCCTTTAACATAAACAAAGCTGGCATCGTATAGATGTCCACTTCGCCTTGACCTTCTGCCCTTGCGTAAGCCATGCTTACTCTGGGATAACGTAACTTGGGTCAGGGACTGGATCGTCAGGGGGATTGGTAATGACGCTGTCGTATTGACTCGCAAATACAGTGTCCCACTGTGACGTAGGGCATAAAGCCGTCAGTTGTGCCAATGTCCAACTGCCTTCCGCTTTGGGCGTGAAGTTGGTATCGCCTGATATTGGATCAGTCGCAGGGACCATCACATTGAAGCTACTTTCGTAGTAAGTCGGGGGACTTGCACTTTTACTGCCTTGATTATACGTCATGCCTAATTGCCACTGTTGTACCTTACTACTTTTGTTGTAGGGTATTGCTGTGGTTAGGGTTTTAGTTACTGCCATTTTTTACTCCTTGTTATTAAGTTGTTTTTCTAAATCTTCGACTTTTGTCGAGAGTTCTTGTATTGATTTGGTTAGCATAGGAACTAATGCTGAAGGTGCTATAGACTGCGTACCATCATCATCTTCACTCCAGATATTATGACCATCTTTTACGCTATCGTATTTATCTATAACAG